TCCACTGCATGGCGTCCAGACCAATACTTTCCTGTCCCATTGACCGCGCAATGATCAGCGACAGGCGCATGGCGATCTCTCTGGATCGATTGTACATGGCCTCCAGCCCAGTGCCTGCCTCTGCCCTAATGGCATCCACCAGCCGCTCCTCGTAGCGTCTCAGGATCGCCTTGGCCTCTGGTGTGAATGCCACCTCCATTGGTGAGGGCGGCACATCGTGCGTTGAGCCGGGGTCTAGCGTCCCGTTAACGGCGTTAGCGTGATCGCTGGCCCAAGACTTGAGCCGCTCTGAAATTGTGGACGTTGTGATTTCTTGCGATAGCTGTACCCCGATATCTGTCTTCACGATCAGGAAGCGATTTAGCAACCCAGACGCCACATCGCCCCCTCCGATTGCCTTCATAAATTCTGACGGCGTGGACATCCCCACCAGCGTCAGGGATGGACGCCTGACCACTTTCTCCAACTTTTCGGCCTCGCTGGCCTTCATAGTGTTGGTTGCGTATCCAGCCTGCCGCATGACGCCGTCTGTTCGTCCGAAGCATTCCATAATGGAAGTCAGGGCGTCAGCCTTGTGCTGCATCCCCGTGGCCGCTGCTGACTTGAGCATACGGCCCATCTCGTCAATCACGCTGACGTGAACTGGTTTTTTGGTCAGTGTGGACATCACGCCTGCGCCAGACGTGTAGCCTGCTGGCCCGATCAGGTCATCCAGACCAGCCTCTTCCAGTAACCGCTCCAGCACGGTCTTGCTGTGTTCTTTGCCGCTGCCTGTCTCACCGATATTCAAAAGATACAGGCTGGAGAAGTTCCGCTGGTTTGTCACCCAGCGCCTGCCCATTACTGTGGAGCCAAAGGCGATGGCCGCTTGCACCGCAAACTGGGGCTGTGGCTTGATGGCGGTGATCGAATAATAATTGACCACGTCCTGCAGAACGCCCGGTATCGACAGCAGATGATCTGGTATATTGCCCAGCGGCTCGGCCTTGGCTGCTGGCTTGGACATAATTGATGCCGCAACCTTTGCGCCATGCTCAATGGCCTCCTGATCATATTCGTAATCTGGATTGTTGGTGACATTTAGAAACGCAGCGGCGTCTTTGACCGCCTTGGTGACATTGCCCATGTGTTCGTATTGCGTCCACAATTCAAAGCAATCGAAGCTGTGGGCGCTGTCGAAGGGGTCACTAGCATGGTGGCTGAAGGCACGGCCATCCTCAAAGACCTTGACGCCTGCCAACTTTGACGTGGAGTTGGGCGACAGGTATCGATCCTTGGCGGTCTGCTTGTAGCCGTACTGTTTTAGCAGGCTGTGCATATCGTGGGCCTCATTAAAGGCGTCGATGACAGACGTGCCGTCATTGTTCTTGGGCCGTGGCCTGCGGGGTGGCTGAAATTCTGGCTCACGCCGCCAAGGGCAGATGGCTTGCATCTGTGGCCGAAATTTATCCCACTCTCTCCAAATTGTCAGAAGCTGCGGCGGTAGGTCTGGCAGGCCATCAAAGATTGAACGACCAGACCACTCGTAGGGACGGCCCGTATCTGGGTGAATTGATGGCGGCAATACGTCCTGCACGGCCCCAGCGCGAAGCTCAAAAACCACCTCTGTTTTTCTGGGATCGCCCTCGACAGGCCACGATATTTTGTGGGTGATTAAATCGGGCGGTGCCTTGAAGATCAGCTTGCCTCGATTTTCGCGCCCAATAATCTGGGGTGCCGACTGCATAAGCTCTGAGAAATCGATGCCCAGTTCTTCGAAGATCAGCTTGGTGTATTCCACATGATCGATGTCTACTGCACAGGTTCCGCTGGCCCCATGAAGCAAGCCCACATTATGGGTGGGGTTCTGTTCGTAATACAGACGCGCTGTTTCTGGATCGCTCAATGCCTGCTCTGGCTTTTGCCAGCCAAAGCGGGTTGGGCCTTTTGTGCCAGCGGGTATCGTAACCAAATACCAGCCCAGCTTCTCGCAATACTCTTCCACGTTAGTCATTTTTTTTGACCTCTTATTTATATACGGTGAGATATTCTGACAGCTTTCTCCATGTGTTCAGACTGATTCGTTCATTGCCTGTCGCCACGGCCTTTACGGTGGGGTGCGACAGCCCAGATTTCTCTGCGACAACGGTTAGTCTGCGATCTTGCAGGGCGTCCCGTATCGTCTCAAGAGGTATCATATTGTCCATTGCGGTCTCCAATTTTGCATTATTACAAAAAAGAGCTTTACATGCTGCAAGGCATTTAGTAAAGATCGTCGTGTAGAAAAAGTGAATGTGAAAAATGGAGAACGAAATGGACAATATCAATGTCGATATTCTTGCCACCGATTGGCTGGATATCAAAGCTCAAGAGAAGGTGCTGACCGCAAAGCGCCACGCGATTGAGGAGCAGATCGCAGCGGCCCTAGAAGTCAAAGACGAGGGCAGCATCTCCCACAAATTGGACGGCCACAAGGTTACGCTGACACAGCCCGTGTCTCGTAAAGTTGACGCCATCGTTTGGGATAAAGTTTCTAAAAAAATACCCGCACATTTGCAGCCAGTCAAACACACAATCAGCGCGGATGCCGCTGGCTGCCGTTACCTGTTGGCTAATGAGCCAAAGTTGTGGGCCAAAATCGCGCCTGCCTTTGAAACAAAAGCTGGCAAAATCGGCGTCAAGATTGAGGCTCTTTGATGCGCCTGACTGATGTCCAGCTTGAGATGCTGATTGCTGCTTTGGCCTCCGTCACTGTGATGGACGGCCAAAGTAAAAGCCCAAACCAGATCAGGTTAGAGCGTAAATTAAATTGGTGGCGCGACCACCCAGACTTGGAGTTTGCAGAATGAGAAGCATGGATGAAATTTTGGACGAGGTATTTGCCCTCGTATTTAAGGGAGATTGGTAATGGGCTTTAAGATCGAAAAGGGGGTGCCAATAACGGCACCCTCGCGGGTCAGGTCGGGCAAGTGGAAAGACTTGCTGGGTAAAATGGACGTTGGAGACAGCGTTGTGGTTGATGAGCAGTCTCAGGCCACATCCATCCGCAATACAGCCAAGCGCATGGGGCTGTTGGTGCGTTGCCAACAGCAGGACGATGGCAGCTTCAGAGCATGGAGAATTGAGTAATGGCATGTTGGGTTACTTTGAGAAAAAAAGTTATGGAAGAGACGCAGACCGTTATTGTCAATTTAGATCACGTAAAAGTGATAGAGCGGTTTGTCATGGGTGATGAACACTTGGGCGGCAATAATTCAATGTTGATCTTCAATTACGTCCATGACGGATACGACTTTTTACACGTTGTTGAAACTCAAGAGGCAATTTTGAAAGAGATGTTGCTGCAAAAAGAAAAACAAAAAAGTTGGGAGGGTTGAGTAATGGCGATTGATCTTAAAACACTATCGAAGCCAAGCGGCCAACGTCCGATTATAGCAACCCTCTTTGGTGAGGGCGGCATGGGGAAGACTACACTGGCTGCTATGTTCAAAAGCCCGGTGTTCATTCGGACGGAGGATGGCACAGCCAGTCTTGCAGGCAATGACAACGTCAGCCTTTTTCCATTGGCAACGTCCACGCAGGACGTGCTGGACGCGATTGAGGCGCTTGCCACCCAGAAGCACGACCACAAGACGCTGGTGATTGATTCGATCACCCAGCTTGGCACGATGATTGAAGCAGAGATTGTTGCGGCTGACCCCAAGGCTAAGTCTATTAATCAGGCTGGCGGCGGTTACGGCGCTGGCTACAGCACGGCGGCTGAGAAGCATCGCCAGATCAGAGACTGGGCGGGATCACTCGCCTACGAGAAAGGAATGAACGTCATATTTATCGGACACGCCGATACTGAGATGCTCGACCTCCCCGATATGGACGCCTTCGCACGATACACCGTGCGTATGCACAAGAAGTCGATACCCCACTACACAGACAACGTCGATTTGGTCGGATTGATCAGGCTGAAGACATTTGTTCGTGGCGGTGATGGCGACAAAAAACGTGCGATCTCGACGGGTGAGCGAGAAATCATCTGCCACCCACAGGCGTCGAGCGTCACGAAAAATCGGTTTAACATCAGTGAGCCTCTGGCCTTCACGTTTGACCGCAACCCATTTGCAGATTTTGTAGCAGAGTAGAAAAGGAAAACTCACATGGAACTAAATGGTTTTAACGCAGCGGCTATTGAACCAGCCGCAACATACGAGCCGCTACCAGCGGGAAACTATTCGGCAGTGATTGTCGAGAGCGAGGAAAAGCCGACTAAGGCGATGACTGGCTCGTATCTTCAGCTTGGTCTGGAGATTGTTGAGGGCCAGTACGCTGGACGCAAATTGATAGATCGTTTGAATTTAAATAATCCGAACCAAATTGCAGTTGACATAGCACAGCGCACTCTGTCGGCCATCTGTCACGCAACGGGCGTTATGACGCCCAAAGACAGCAGCGAACTGCACGACAAGCCTCTGGTGGTGAAGGTGGCGGTCAAGGCCGCAGACGGCCAGTACAGCGCCAGCAATGAGATCAAGGGCTATTCAGGTGCCAAAACAAACGGCGCTGTTACAGCGGCCCCTGCGGCGGCTCCAGCGGCGGCGGCAGCGCCACCTTGGAAAAGATAATCTATTTTGCGATGGGGCGGCTTTTGCTGCCCCATTTTACAAATAGAGAGGAGCCAAGATGAACCTTGAGAAATATAATCCATCGCCCACGGTGCAGAAAATTTATGAACACTACGAGGCCAGCCGCGAGAATAGCCACAGGCCGCATCTGGGGGGGAGCCAGATAGGCAACCCGTGTTCTAGGGCATTGTGGTATCAGTTTCGACACGCAAGCACACAGAGCTTTGAGGGGCGTATGCTGCGCCTGTTTGAAACGGGTGACCGCGAAGAGGAGCGGATCGTGGCAAACCTTCGGGCGATTGGTGTCGAGGTGTGGGAGGTCGATCCAGAAACGGGCCGACAGATTAATTACACGGCCTGTGGTGGTCATTTTGCTCTGTCTCTGGACGGCATTGGAATTGGCTTTCCAGAAAGCAAAGAGCCACATACTTTGGAATTTAAAACGATGAACGACAAGAGCTTTGCTCAGACCAAGATGAAGGGCGTCAGGATCAGCAAGCCGATCTACTGGGCGCAGTGTCAGGTTGGAATGCATCTGGCTGACATTGATCGTTGCTATTTTTTTGCCGTGAACAAAAACACAGATGAGATTTATTCTGAGCGGATCAAGCGGGATCGGGCAGAGGGTGAAATGCTAATCAGTAAGGCCAGCAATATTATCTTTGATGAAAAGCCGCCGTCTAAAATCAGCCACGACCCGTCAAAGTTTGCCTGTCGGTTTTGCTCGTACATTCCAATTTGCCACGGCGGTGAATTGCCAGAAGTTAATGATCGGACGGACGCCCACAGCACCCCAGAGAAAGACGGCACTTGGAGCCGCAAGGAGGGCGCGGGGGGCCACCTGTTTAATCCATTTATGGTGCCTGACGATTGGGAGATCATAGACGCTGGCGATGATTTCGTCGAGTATCAGACCCCACATAGCGTCATTCGTAATCAGGACAATAGCGAAGAATTGAGGGAAAGAGTTCTGTCCCATGACGTTGAGAGTTCTGTCCCATGACGTTAAATGTAAGGCTTTCGAGATCAGAAATTGCATCGGCCCAGCAGGCAGCAGCATTGCGTTGGCAGTTAGCCAGAGCCAGTGGTGTTACCAATCAGCGCAGAGATACCAGATCGGACGCAGACATTGATTTGCTAGGCTTGAAGGCTGAGATCGCAGTGGCGAAGGCATTGCACCTTCCATACAGAGCATCCGATCTTGGTATCGATAGTGGAGCCGATATGTGGTCAGACGATGTTGGAATTGATGTGAAGTCTACATTTTATCAAACAGGCAAGCTGCTGTTTAAATCGCTGGATGCATTTGTTGCTGATTACGCAATACTGGTTACCGCATCTGAAGATAAAGATGTGATGCGGGTAGTTGGCGGCATGGGCAGAGAAAGATTTGGGGCTGATTCGGTTGAGGTTGATTTAGGCAGAGGGCCATGTTGGGTCGCACCTCAAGACATTTTGACGCCAATTGAGGGCGTCTGGCTTGCGCTAATGCAGTGGAGATTAAAATGACGTTTGAATTACGCGATTATCAGAAAGAAGCCGTCGATGGCTTGTACAATTATTGGGCAAGCAAGGCTGGCGATAATCCATTGATCGTGGCCCCAACGGGGTCAGGCAAGACGGCCATTATAGCGCAGATCGTAAAGGACGCTATGTCATTTGCTGGCACACGGGTAATGATTGTGACGCACGTCAAAGAGTTGCTGGAGCAGGGGGCCAATGGCCTGCTGAAAATGTATCCAGAGGCTGATTACGGGGTTTACAGTGCGGGTCTAAAACAGAAGGTCTTAGACCGCCCGATTACCTTTGCTGGCATTCAGAGCGTCTGGGAACGCGCCTATGACATCATCCCTGCGCCAGACCTGATCTTAATCGATGAGGCGCACATGCTGCCCAAAAATACTGAGACGCGATACAATCGCTTTATTGCCGATCTGAAGGTTTGCAACCCCGCGATTAAAGTGGTGGGGCTGACAGCTACGCCCTACAGATTGGACAGTGGCTATCTCCACAAAGGTGCAGGCGCTCTGTTCGATGGCATAGCCTATGACATTCCTGTGTCGATGCTGATGGAGCAGGGCTACCTGTCGCCTGTCATTAGCAAAGGTGGTTTGAACCAGATTGATCTGACCAACGTAAAAAAGCGGGGCGGTGAGTTTATTGAGAGCGACCTTGCAACGGCTGCGTCTGATCCCGAACTGGTGAGAAAAACGGTTGCTGAGATTGTGGAACTAAGCGCGGATCGCAAAAGCTGGCTGGTGTTTAGCTCTGGCGTCAATCATGCCTACATGCTGAAAGATGAATTTGAGGCCCACGACATTGATGTCGGCGTGGTGACAGGTAGTGACAGCAGCGCCGTGCGGGAGCAAACGATTGCAGACTTTAAGAACGGTGATCTTAAATGCCTGATTAATGTCAACGTCTTAACCACTGGATTTGATCACCCTGCCGTGGACGTTGTTTGTTTGTGCAGAGCAACCGCAAGTTGTGGCCTCTATATCCAAATGGTTGGGAGGGGTACGAGGGTGGCCGAAGGCAAGAAGGATTGTCTGGTCTGTGATTTCGGAGCCAATGTTGAGCGTCACGGATTTATTGATAGGGTGAAACCCAAGGATAAAAGCGCGGGGGCAGGCGAGGGTACGGCACCCGTAAAAATGTGCGAGGCTTGCCAGACCATGTGCTTTGCGGCGGCACTGCAATGCCACGTCTGCGGCCATGAGTTCCCACCACCCACTTTGAACCATAATTCAAACAGCTATTCTGGGGCCATGCTTTCCAGTCAGGTACAGGCCGAATGGGTGGACGTGGACAGTGTTCTTTATCATCGGCATCGAAAGGCGGGGAAGCCTGATTCGGTTAAGGTCACGTACTACTGCGGGATGAGAAGCATAAACGAATGGCTCTGCCCTGATCATGGTGGCTATGCGGCCAGCAGATATCAGGCGCGGCGGTCACTGCTGGCCTCTGGGGCTGACACAACCGACGAGGCAATGGATGAATGTCATTTTTGGAACTGGCCCAGCCGAATTAAAATAAAACCCTCGACACACAACCCGAAATATTTTGAGGTTGTGCAGTTTGACTATACAAAAGTGGAGAGAAAAATTGAAAAGCAAGAAGGGCCATACGCTGATTGGGGTGTCGAAGACATACCGTTTTAAGCACTCTGAGCATTCAGAACAGGTGGGGTTTGTGAACTGGTTTCGCGCCAAATATCCAGACACGCTGATCTTTGCGATCCCAAACGGTGAGAAGAGATCGATTAGCGTGGCGACACGGCTGAAGGCCGAGGGGGTCACCAGAGGGATACCCGATCTTTATATCCCCTCCTGCAATTTGTGGGTGGAAATGAAGAGGGCCACGGGCGGCAGACTTTCCCCCGATCAGAAAAAAGTAATCGAATATCTGAGATCAGTGGGACACACTGTGATTGTTGGGAAGGGCGCAGGCGATGCGTCGAAGCAAGTGTTGGAGTTTTTGGAAAAATGAAAGCTCACCAAAAAGTAGTTAGAGATCGTGTTGCGGAAACAAAATCTGGTGATTTGTTTGGTAATTGGTGGAATGATGTTGATACAGACATTTCAAAAGCTGTGGTGCGAGAGACAACACAAGCTACAGCAAAAAAAATTATTGAAGAATATGAATGGCTGGGCTGTTTGGCCGCTGTGAATTGGCATTATTATGGAATATTTTTTGACAATGTTTGCGGTGGCGTTGCTTGCTACGGCCAAGAATACATTGAGAATTTGGGCATTTGGGACAAATACGATTACACGGGAAAAATAATTCTTTTGAACCGTGGCGCTTGTGTACATTGGGCGCATCCTCATTCTGCCAGTAAATTAATTAGGCAGTCTATGAGATTGCTGCCTAAAAAGTATGAAATAGTCACTTGTACAGTTGATGATTTGGCTGGAGAGATTGGAACAATTTATCAGGCTTGTGGGTTTGATTATGTTGGATCGATGAGAGATGCCAACCCTAATGTGAACAGCAGGAAGGGCGACAGATCAGCATGGTTAATTAATGGAAAATTATATGGCCCAAGAGCTATGCGCCAGAAATTCGGCACAACTAAAATTGACGTAATAAAAAAATCGCATCCGAATGTTGAGCATATAAAACAAAATAGCAAAGGCAGATATTTTGCATTTAGAGGCTCTAAAAAAACAAAAAAAGAAAACAGGAA